CAGGACATCAGATCATAGTCATCAATCAGGGCCTTGATAGGCTTCAGGCCGCTGAATTGCTTTTTATTGTTATCAAACCGGAAAAAGGGAATGAACCCATACCCTTCAAAGTATGTGTCTTCATCCCCTTCGTTCTTCCATATGATATGCGGTCTTGGGTTGATCTTTTCATCTGCATCCTTTGTGATCTGACCGTCATCCACCTGACAAAAGAATTCGGTCTGCTTATCGTCCCATACCTGGATCCGTCTGACTTTCTTGCCTTCTTTGCCGATGTTGTCAATGTAATGGAAGATGACATATTCACAGCCGTCATCGGTTTCCTTTGCCTTGACTTCCACCACACCCAGGCTGTCTGCACAGGAAAAAGCAGTTCTGTCTTCAGCGTTTTTGTATGCGTACATATTTTCAAAGCCTTTGGCAACAGCACCAGTGAGAACATCGGTCAACTCTGTCACAAAGTCTTCGTTTTCGTTGAAGTAGGCATCCAGTTCGGCCTGAAGTTTGGGATCATCGGACTTCACAAAGCCACCTTCACCAGACAACAGATACTGGACAGTCTGATCCACATTCTCTGTGAAGAAGGGATGACAGATCTTGATGTTGCTTTTGGTCTTGTCTTCCTTCAGTTTGCCATCAGCATCAAAGAAGAAGATCCGAAAATCCTTGATGTCGTGATCTGCTTCATAGTATCGCTGACCAACCCTTGCAAACTGCTTCTTTTTGCTTGAAGCATCGTTGTCAATCAGGGTTTTGATTTCTTGTACAGTTAGCATATTTGTTCCCCCATGTTTAATTCATCCAGCCGCCGCCTTTGCGCCAGGATTCCACCCCATATCGCAGGGCAGCCATTGCATCGTCCTGGAAGGCAACGGGAATGTCCAGGTATTCCCCGGTCTTTTCGTCCTTCTGCCATTTCCACTGCTGCAATTCCTTGATGGTATTCACACAAGACGGATGGACAAAGATGTTTCTTTGCTTCAGCCAGTCGATCTGACCGGTGATATAGGTTTTGTCTTTGGCCCTTTTGGTCTTCTTCACTGGCTTTGCTATGAATCCAGCATTCTTCCACATCTTGATTCTGTCGGGTTCTGCTGAATCGCACCACATGACCTTGTTTTTGGGGATGTCAGCATTTTCAGCAATCGGGATGATCTCTGTGGTGTCCTTCTCAAAGACATACACTTCTTTCAGGATGTAGACATTCCCATCCTTCCAACCAAGCAGCAGGATTGCATTTGCATGGTTGAAACCAAAGTCCTGTCCAATGGATATGCCGTCATAGTCATCCAGGTCTTGTGATATTTCTTTGACTTCCCAATTCTTCAGGATCAGACCGCCGATCTCACCCCATTCACCAAGGCCGTATATCCTGTAACCTTCAGGATCCACGATCTTTCTTCTTTCCATGCGCCGCTTGTAGGCATCATCACAGAAATGATTCATCAGATATGTGGAGTGATGACACAGGACATCAGGATCTGGAATATCAAAAAAGACCTTCTTGATCCAGTGGTTTTTGTTCACTGGATTGAAGGTCAGTCTAATTTGATAGAATAGACCGGCAGGCAAGATGCCACGCAAACGGTCATCAATGATTTCAAAGTCAGCTTGTGTCAGTTCGGTTGCTTCTTCACACCAAACATCGGTCAGCTTGCCTTTCTGGAATGTGATGGACTTCAGCTTTTCACGTTGCTTTTCATCGTTCATTCCTCTGAAGATGATCTCATTGCCGTTTGCCTTGCAGGTCATCTTCAATGGGGACATATTGATCTTCCAGTATTGGTCAGCCTTATCACCAAACATCCGGTAAATAGCACCGGACAGTTCTGCAAAGGTGCTGTCACGGTTGGTGATGTCTGACTTTCTGATACAGACAAGGTTCCTGCCCTTGTCATTCATCAAACGGATGATATAGTTTGCAGCGGTGTCAACGCTCTTACCGGAACCGGCAGAACCTTTCATGACAATGTACCGCTTGTCGCTTTCATCCACTTCTGCAAAGCAGGCATTCAGTTCCAGGTTCAGATCCATGAAGCATCACACCCTTTTCACGGTGATGTTCAGATCATAGTCAACATCCTGCTGCACCTTGTCAGTGAACATCATGTGCGCCCTGCCAAGCATTTCAGCGGCCTTCAGCCTGTCCCTGGCAGATACTTCAATATTTCTGACCGACTGCATACCATCACCAATCAGATATAAGACCTGTTCTTTGTGTTCTCCACGCATCACAGATGTCAGATATTCCAGGACTTCCTGTGCATCAGCGGTCTTTTCGGAATGTATTCGTTCGATTTGTTCATCAATGTATGCTTTGACTTCAACATTCTTCAACAATCGCTGACCTTGACTGTATGCTGTTTTTTCTGAATATCCGGCTCTGATTGCGGCCTGTGTTGCGTTCATGTCAGTCAGGTATTCATCACAGAACCGCATCTGTTTTTCCGTCATTTTCTTATCTGCCACAATCATCACCTTCTTTCAAGCAGATTCCCCTTCTTTTTGGGAAAACAAAAACCAGACAGGGGAAGGAGTAAAAAACCCTGTCTGGTCAGAATAAGTTTTGTTTTCTTTTGCAGTATAATACTATCACAGCGAAAATATGAAATTCTATGAAATCTAGTGAAAACTTTTCGGGTTCCGCTCGAAGATTATTTTTTATCTCCTAGCAAGGCAGATAGTTTTTCAAGAATCCAGATTGCAAACTTAAAGAAACCGGATGCAAGCAGAATTTCTTTCAAGCCTTGCTTCAGTTCTTCCTGTGCTTTGATCATGGCTTCCACAGGGCAATCATCAGAAGGCTTCCCGTCAAGCGCACAATCAACCGTTTTGTCGCAAAACATACACCCTCCATATTTCATCGGCTGTTCATTATCCTTTCCACTTCCGACAGTGCATCACCGTGGATGTAGCAGGCGTTTCTGTAGCAGCAGCCCAATTCCACCGCCGCTTGTTCCAGGGTTGCAAACCGGAAATAAACCTTGAAAAGCAGTTTCACTTGGTCAGGATCCTTGATCTGTTCGATGACTTTCCTGATTTCAACCTTCTTATCCACCAGTTCATCAACTTTTTCGTTGATGTTCCGCTCGATTTCAAGGATCTTGTGGGTTGTCTCATTCAGCCTGTCCCGTTCTTCCCCACCGGAAACACGTTCTGTTCCCCAGGAAGATGTGATCTTTTCACGCAAGGCCACGAATTCTGCTTTTTCTTCCAGCAGGTCGAAAATATGTGCATCCAGCATCTTGACCTGCGACAGATATTCCTGGGCCTTATTCGGTTCTTTCTTTGCCATCTGTATCACCTTCTTTCAGAAGTTCGGGGTTGTCGTGGACGACCTCAATATCTTCGACCTCGTAGATGTCCCAACAAATATAATCATCCGAATCGCTTATGCGGAATCGGGCGTTTCGCTCATCATAAACAATTCTGCCGATCCTGACGCCCGCTCCCCCGTGGACAAATTTGCGCTTGAATCTCACGGTATCGTTCTCAAAAATCCGCTTGCCGTTCTTGTCCAGCAGGCCGGTGAACTGGCCGACGGTGGCGGGGTCAACGTAATCGCCAAGCGAGTTATGTTTCCCGTGGAAGATAGTTGCTGGATACGGGTCACTTTCGGGGAAGTAAGCACCCTCGATCCACTCACCATTATCCATGCGTTTGCCACGAAACAGGATTTCACGCATCACTTCCACCTTCTTTCAGCAGGTCTGCCAGCTTCGACATTTCGCACAGGCAACAGTGCCGCTCGGCAAGGTTCTTTTTGTCCTGGCAGATCATGGCCCATTTACAGCAGTAGTTGCAGACATCGTTCCTGACTTTCTTCAGCAGTTCTGTCAGGCAGTCTTTATGTATCACGATCCCGGCAGTGACAGGTTCACCGCACAGTTTACATTCAGGCATCGTTGCACCTTCCTTTCTTCAGTCGTTCCTTCAGGATCTGGTTCTTCTCGCAGGTGGGGCAGATGTACTTGTCATACGGATCAAAGGGTTCCAGCCGTGACACGTTCCATTCCTGCTTGCACTTCCAGCATTTGCGATACACCCTGCCGGAAGTGATGACCGTGTTGGTCATCACTGTTCCTCCTTTGCAACAGGAAGGTCATCCCACCAGCCTGCCACATAGTCACCCAGGCCAAAGAACAGGGACACAAGGAAAACCAGGGCAGCGACAGGGCCAGACAGACCGGGAATCACGGCAGACAGAAGCGGACAGATGATCCAGCAGATAGCAACGATCTTCATATTGTTGTTCATCCAGATATACAGATTCTTCATGATAGTTCTCCTTTCTGATGTTTGATTACATCTTGCTTTTAACTTGCTGGTAACTTGCTTATAACTTGAACGCATAGGGTGCAGGTTCCGGCAGCGGCATCCAGTGTGTCACGATGGGCCAGGATGCCTGCACATAGTTCTTCAGGCCAGCCCACCGGATTGCTTCCGTGTACGGCTGTCCGTATCTTGGAATAACAGAAACAATAATCTGTTTCCCAAGGAATGAACTGTCCGGTGGACTCACATCCATGTTGTACCATACATCCATCATGGTCATCCCTCCCCAGGTGGTTCAGGCAAGGGCATCCAGTGGGTGACATGACGAGCTTCTATGACATCATGGTTCCATGCAGTTCTCCACAAGTTCTCTCTGTCATCCAAGAACGCAACCGCAAACACATAGTTTCCGGCAAAAACCATCACTTTCTTCCTCGGCTTAGGCAGCCTATCCTTCACACTGATCCATTCACTCACGGTCACACCTCCATTCGTTCAGAAGAATGCTGGAACCGATACTTCTGGTTTGCATCAGGATATTTTTCCCTGTCCACCTTCGACATGAACATATCATAAGGTCTGGCCCAAATGCCCCCGGACATATCCTGATACACGACAAGCACTTCTTTGGTTTCTGAATGCCGTGCAACATTCAGCACCTGATACTCATTGCCTTTGAAGTGACGGTAAAAACCGCCGATAATAAGCCTTCGATCATTCATCGGTTGTCATCCCACCTTTCTCCTTCAGCACAGAAATGATCAGGGTGTCTGTATCCTTCATCAGGCCAGAACTTGCAGCACTGTGTTTCCAGGTCATACTTTCGGCAGTTTTTACACCGGACAATTGAAACTGAAATGGTTTTGCGGGAAAACTGAATTTCAATAGACGTTGCCACACACCACAAGACACCCATTATCAGCGCAACGGCTACTAAAGCCTCATGCATCACCAGCACCCCTTTTCTTTCTTGTTCTACACTTCGGGCAGAACCAGCCCAGCTTTCCCACTTGCCAACCGGCTTTTCTGGCTATTCTTACCGCACTATTGAATTTCGGGCCACCGTTTACCCAAGAACGGATTGTGTCGCACTTTTCGCAGGAATAATACACGTTATAAGCCATCACACACACCCATTTCGTCCAAGTTCGTTGGCACACCAGGAAGCCCATTCCCTGGAACCAAGGATGTCCTTGATCTTGACCAGGATCTTCAAGGCCCACAGCGGGAAAGGCGTGTCCACAAAGTAGATGGAATAGTCATACTGTCTGCTGACAGCTTTCTTTGTGACCGCAAGTGTGCTTCTCATTTTCATGGTTACTTTCTCCTTTTTCGGTTCAACGCTTTCTTGACACCTCTTTGCACAAAATCCGTGTGGATCCAGTCATTGTTCCTCCGGTGTCTCTTTTCTTCTAGTTGTTCTTCGTGGATGCGCTTTTCGTCCAGATACCTTTTGCAGGTGGAATGGCAGTCAACGCTTCTGCCAGTTTCTTCAGTGCAGCCGTTGCAACACTTGATCATATCAATCACCTGACCCGATCTGAAGCATCTGACCGCCTGCAAGCATTTGACCAAGGGAAGGTTCTGCCATGTTAGAGTATTTGAATGCCCTGGTCACATCATAGACCCACTGGATCCGCTTCACTTCTTCAGGTGTGCCAGCAGGCCCAAGTGCGTTATACAGAAAGTCATGCGCTTCCCAATGCAGTGTGCTGATCTTACTTCTCACTTCACTGATTGCAGGCGGGAATTTGCTGGTGCTGATCAGCTTTTGCACCGCCATCAGGACGATTTCAACCGGCACATCTGCAAACTGCATAGACCAGACCGAAACCGTTCCATTTGCTTCCCGCTTGGTCATTCCGCTGTAGCTGCTTGGATATGCAGCCTTCAGAATCGCCAAAACCTGCAAGGTTTCTTCTCTCGTCATAGGATCACCGTCCCTTCATCGTCAATCAGGTCAAGGAACACGTTGCCGCCGGAACGCCGGGAACCCTGGCCCTGCTGTCCTACTTTCGGTTGGATCACCTTTGCGTTCAGGTAGGATTCAAACTTTGGGCCGAACAATGTTTCAGGCCGCAAATACTGTTCATATTCCGTGCCTGTCCACTTGACGGACATCTTATCAATGACTGTCTTGAAATCATCCAGCTTGAACCCTTCTTCCAGTCGTGCATGAATGCAAGACCTTGTTTTCTTAGAAGAAGGACGATAGTTTGTCTTGGCCTTCAGATTCAGGTGTTCGACAATGGCAATGTATATCTCATTATCCTTTGACGAATCGTGGGACGATTCGTCCCCCGTTCTGTCATTGTCATTGTCATTGTCATTGTCATTGTCATTGTCATTGTCGTTTTCATTGAAAAGGCCGTTTCTGTCCAGGTAGCCTTCGACAATCTTTTTGACCGTGACATTCAGCTTGTTCCAATCGCTTCTTTTTCGGATGTGAAGGAACACCGCATTGATCAGTTTTTTGTTCTTCACCCCTGCCATGTCCTGCATCAGGCAATCTTCCACAGGTTTTCCACCTTTCATGATGGAATGACACAGGAAATTCAGGATTGCAACTTCACTTGTTTCCTTTGAAAACAGGATCATTTTGTACTTGTTTTCAAAGCGTTCAAGCAAGACATTGAAGGTGTCGATGGAATATCCAAGCTGAAATGCAGCCTGCTTGATGCTGATTTCGTAGATCCCAAGCTGCTTGGTGAACGGATTGGTCAGCAGGTAAAGCAAGAAATACTTGTCTTCCGGGCTGAATTCATCCACCTTCCCATCCGTCCAGAAGGCGGTGGATACCACTCTTTTGACCGCCATCACAAACCCGCCTTCCTTGCATAGGCCCTGAATGCCCGTTCCTGTTCCGCTCGAAGAACTTTTATTCTTTGGGATGCCCTCAATTCTGGATACATCCTTTGGATCTTCTGCCGTGACCGTCTGACCGTTTCCGTATTGGGAAACATCCAATACCACTGAAGCCAGAAATCACGGATATTGATGTTCCTGGTATCAAGACCTTTTGCTTCCGCAATGTATTCGATCACTTTGTAGTACAGATAGTTGTCACTGTTTCTGGCCCTCTTATCCTGTTCAAGGATAACCTTGACAAGTTTCGTGGTTGGAATTAAATCGTTCATCAAAATCATCCTTTCTAGTTATTGAGTTGTTCTTCAGCCCCGGTCTTCTAATTCCAGGACAGTCATAATTGCGTAGTTCGCAAGGTCAATCAGAGTGTCCCGGATACTTTCATCCTTTACGTTCTGACCGCCGAATTTCGTCAGCTTCTTGAAACGTTCAAGTTTGTCGGTCAGTCTGATTCGGGGCATTGCCATCCCTTCTTCGATGAAGGTTTTGTGGAAAGAATCGCCGTAGTCTGCATTTTTGGCCGCATACAATGCCTTGATTTCGTCACAGATTTCAGCGTGTCGAATTACATTCCCCATCAGATGTCACATCCTTCCTGTGGAACCCAAACCGCCACGGTCTGCATTGCCCAGGTGATCCACTTCCACCAGATTGATTGCAGGCTGATGTTCGATGATCCGGAACTGACAGATCCGCTCGTTCTTTCTGATATAGGTTTCCCTGGTAGCATAGGCCGGGAAGTGCCATTCATCGTTGTCCCCCTTGTAGGATTCATCAATGACACCCATGCTGTTTGCCAGCAGGATACCCAACCGCTTGAAGGTGCTACTTCTAGGGACAACCAGGGCTTCATAGCCTGCCGGGAGTTCCATTGCAACGCCCAGGGGAATGTTTACGAATTCACCCTTCCGCAAGGCGAAGGATTGTGCGGCGCACAGGTCGATCCAATCACCGTTCTTGATCTGCTTGATGGGCTTGATGTCCCGTAAATACTTGACTTTGATTTCTTCCATTACAATTCACCTTTTGCTATTTGATAGATTTTGATAGGCCCTTTTTTGTTCTCGACCATCTGCATCAGCACTTCGCCTGGAATGTCAGTCAGGCATCTGTACCACTTGGAATTGAAAAACGTCATGACTTCATCCAGGTTCGATTGTGCAGCTTCGTTGTTCGGATTCTTCTTCAGGGCCTGGAATGCTGTCTGATAATCCCGCATTGCCTGGATGATGATGCTGAAAGCAAATATCTGAAAAATGCGCTTGTCCACGTTAGACCTCTTTGATTCGGATGCCGTGGATCCACAGCATCAATTTCCGCTTGATGATATAATCTTTGGTTTTGACCCCCTTGGTGTCCTCGACAACCTGGATGCCATATCGGTTTTTGTAGACGAAATCGGCAACATAGCTGACTTCGTGTTCCAGCAGCTTGCCTTTCTTGGGCTTGCC